TTATAACGTCACTCCGCCTTTTAGTGGATTCAGAGCGACGGCATTTTGCAGATAGTCAGGCGCAAGGTGCGCATAGGCCATCGTCTGCTGAATGCTCGCATGTCCCAGAATCTGTTGCAGTGCGATTATATTGCCCCCATTCATCATGAAATGGCTTGCGAATGTATGCCGCAGGATGTGGGTTGCCTGATTGGGTGGTATATCAGGTTTCACTCTGCGTAAAATCCCGCAAAATTTCTCATAATCAACTTTGAATAATTTGGCGCTGGCCTCCTCTTTAACTTTTTTCTCCAGTTCCTCAGAAATCGGCACGGTTCGCTTTTTACCGTTTTTGGTTTTCAGGAAGGTAACCCTGCAATTTGTAATCTGTGCTGGTTTTAGCGTGGCAACTTCCGTCCATCTTCCTCCGGTGCTCAGACATAAAAGCGCGACAAGTAAGTCATCACCAGCCAAAACATTTAACAGTTTTTCGATTTCTGCTTTTTCCAGGAACGTCATTTCAGGGTTGGCCTCCGCCAGTGGCGGCAGTCCGTGAATTGGGTGTTGCCCGGAAAATTCATCCAATTGAATTAATTTTGTGAACATGCCGGATAATCGGTACATGTCACGGTTTATCGTTGCGGCACTGATACCATCACGTAGTCGCATGGAACGATAATCCATCAAAGCCCTTTTGCTCATCCTGCTCACTGGTATATCACCTATGCCGCTGATGGTTTTGAGTAGATGATTAAACTCTTTTGTTCCATGTTCGTGGTTTTGCCCGTGATATTTCCACCAGATGTCCAGCAACTCACTCAAAGTCCGGCGGTCTGCTCGCTGGCCTCCCCATTCTTTCTGACTGGCATTGGCGATTGTGTATCGCTCAAATGCTAGTGCTTCAGCTTTTCTTTCGAATTTCCTGCGGATGCGTTTTCCGTCGCGACCGCGAGGTCTAATGTCCACTTCATAGCGACCATCATCGAGCTTCTTAATTGCCATAAGAAAGCCCTCCGGCGCTGTATTCACCATCTTGGTAGCAAATGGTGAAAATGTAATCTTTATATAGAGTTAGCCAATCCTTTTCGCGGAGTGGTTGGACTCTGTTGACTCTGGCCCAATGTGCGCGAGAGCCGGTGCGATTTGTCCTGCGTCCGGCGCGGTTTTATCTGTCATAAGCCATAGAGCATATTTTTGGAATGTGGGATGCATAGTGATTTTTAGCAAAGCTGTGCCACCGGGTTCAAAGTTTCCTCCTTCATATTTTTTAAGTGTGCTTAGCGGTAACTCTATGATTTCACAGAATTTTGATTGGCTTAGCCCTTCAGCCTCACGCAAGGCCTTAATCTTTTCGCTTAATTTCATTTGACATGGTGCCTATATAGGGACTAAATTCCCTCAAAACTGGAACCTATATAGGTTCCATTGATTTGAGAATAAACCAGCATCTAAACGGTTTTGAGTGGTTTAGAAAGGGCTGGATCCTATGAGGGTACCATATATGGACGCTGAAAATTATGTGATTCAGTATCCGCTTGATGCGGTTCATGTGGATAAATTTGCTGATTTATTAGGGAAGCCAAAGACAGCCGTCAGTGAAATGGTGAAGGCAAATAAATTACCAATTATTGAATTGCGTGATCCTTGCAAACCGAAGGCTCGTGCCGGTGAAAAATGGGTTTTCATTCCTGAGTTTAATCGCGCTGTACGTGAGGCGTTTTATAACCGACCGGTTGAACAGCGTGATGCATGGCTTTTGTGGATGGGGTTGTGATTATGAATGAGCCGCGTTGTATTGCTCAGTTATTGCGTAACGAAAGCCCCAGGGCGATTGACTTCACCATCACCCACGGTAAGGGGCGTAAGGGAATCATTATCCGCACCAAAAAACAGAGTCCGTTAAAAAAGGCTCTGACCTTTCTGAAAAGCCGGAGGGTATGGAAATGACAGTGATGACGCTCAATCTCGTTGAAAAACAGCCAGCAGCTATGCGCCGGATAATTGGCAAGCATCTTGCCGTCCCTCGCTGGCAGGAGACATGTGATTATTATAATCAGATGATGGAGCGCGAACGGCTAACGGTTTGCTTTCATGCACAGTTAAAACAGCGTCACGCAACGATGCGTTTTGAAGAAATGAACGACGTCGAACGTGAACGACTGGTTTGTGCAATTGATGAATTGCGTGGCGCATTCTCAAAACGCCGTCAGGTCGGCGCAAGTGAGTATGCATATATTAGTTTTTTAACAGTCAGTCAGCGTCGTACTTTATTTATGCATGCGGGATTGACAGAAAAAGAATTCAATCAGCCGTACTGGCGAATTAATGAAGAATCATGTTACTGGCGTGATGCTTTATTCCGTGCATTACGTGAATTATTCAGTCTGTTTGAGTATGCACCGACAATTCTGACGTCGGTAAAACCAGAGCAATATCTGCATTAAATAATTAACCAGAGTTTTTAACGCACTTAATCGTGCGGGGCTTCTTTTTGCCTGGAGAAAGTCATGCATACAGTTTCTGAAAATCAGTGCGGTAAATACGCATTACTGCTGCAACAGGCCAGAACCGAAGCACAGGCCGACGCTGCGACGCGCTTTTCTTCTCATCTTGACGCCATGATTCGCCACATCACAAAGGCGGAGTTATCCCGCGTGGAGATAGTTGAGCTGCTCAGTCAGGAGTCGGAAAAATTTCACAATATCGGATTGTCTCGCGGGGAGGTGCTTTGATGTCCTGTTCTCATTCAGTTGTATTACTGAATAACGCCTTAAAAATCGCCGTTATGGAAAATGGCGATTTGTCTCTTATTCAACTTCGTCTTGATAAAGAAAAACGCGACATAACTGAATCTGTTATCGCGATTTATCAGAATGAATTAAACCTCCTGTCTGATGTGATCAATTTACTTGTTAAACGCGCTGTATTCCACAAGCAAATTTCCTCCGTGGATGAACTGACAAAATTAACGACAGAACTCGCCAGTTATTGCGCTGATGAATTTAAGAAGCTGAACGACAAAAGGAGCTGGTAATGCCGGACAACGTAGATTTTATTCAGGAACAACAGGCTGAATTACTGGAGCGCCAGATTAACGCGGCAAGGGTAAAACATTGCTGTGCTTCTGCGCTGGTTTGCGAAGAGTGTGACGCGCCAATACCTGCTGCCCGTCGTGCAGCTTATCCGTCAGCCACGCGTTGTGTTTCCTGTCAGTCAGTCTTTGAAGCAAAAAACAAACATTACCGGAGAACGGCATGAGTATTCGTATTGAAATTGGCGAACGTTATGTCGTTACCAGTGACAGCTTTCAGTTTATTCTCCACGAGAAAAAGAGAGCGGAAAGCGGTAAAAACGCCGGTCAGGAATGGCTGGCGGTGGTTGGTTATTACCCGAAATTAGGCCAGCTCGTTTCCGGCCTGATGCATCACGATATTCTGACCGGAAGCGCAAAATCTTTTGCTGATTTAAACGCGCAGGTTGAGCAACTCAGCAAGCGTTGTTCAGAGGCTTTTGGCTCATATGGCCGTTAAAGCCTCCGGGCGTTTTGTCCCTCCGTCAGCATTTACCGCAGGCACCGGTAAGGCGTTTACCGGTGCTTATGCATGGAACGCGCCACGCGAGGCTGTCGGGCGCGAAAGACCTCTTACACGTGACGAGATGCGTCAGGTGCAAGGTGTTTTATCCACGATTAACCGCCTGCCTTACTTTTTGCGCTCGCTGTTTACTTCACGCTATGACTACATCCGGCGCAATAAAAGCCCGGTGCACGGGTTTTATTTCCTCACATCTACTTTTCAGCGTCGTTTATGGCCGCGCATTGTGCGTGTGAATCAGCGCCATGAAATGAACACCGACGCGTCGTTGCTGTTTCTGGCAGAGCGCGACCAGTATGCGCGCTTGCCGGGGATGAATGACAAGGAGCTGAAAAAGTTTGCCGCCCGTATCTCATCGCAGCTTTTCATGATGTATGAGGAACTCTGCGATGCATGGGTTGATGCGCATGGTGAAAAAGAATCGCTGTTTACGGATGAGGCGCAGGATCACCTGTATGGTCATGTTGCTGGCGCTGCACGTGCTTTCAATATTTCCCCGCTCTACTGGAAAAAATACCGTAAAGGACAGATGACCACGAGGCAGGCATATTCTGCCATTGCCCGCCTGTTTAACGATGAGTGGTGGACTCATCAGCTTAAAGGCCAGCGTATGCGCTGGCATGAGGCGTTACTGATTGCTGTCGGGGAGGTCAATAAAGACCGTTCTCCTTATGCCAGTAAACATGCCATTCGTGATGTGCGTGCGCGCCGCCAGGCAAATCTGGAATTTCTTAAATCGTGTGACCTTGAAAACAAGGAAACCGGCGAGCGCATCGACCTTATCAGTAAGGTGATGGGCAGTATTTCTAATCCTGAAATTCGCCGGATGGAGCTGATGAACACCATTGCCGGTATTGAGCGTTACGCCGCCGCAGAGGGTGATGTGGGGATGTTTATCACGCTGACCGCGCCGTCAAAGTATCACCCGACACGTCAGGTCGGAAAAGGCGAAAGTAAAACCGTTCAGCTTAATCACGGCTGGAACGATGAGGCATTTAATCCAAAGGATGCGCAGCGTTATCTCTGCCGTATCTGGAGCCTGATGCGCACGGCATTCAAGGATAATGATTTACAGGTCTACGGTTTGCGAGTCGTCGAGCCACACCACGACGGAACGCCGCACTGGCATATGATGCTTTTTTGTCATCCACGCCAGCGTAACCAGATTATCGAAATCATGCGTCGCTATGCGCTCAAAGAGGATGGCGACGAAAGAGGAGCCGCGCGAAACCGTTTTCAGGCAAAACACCTTAACCGGGGCGGTGCTGCGGGATATATCGCGAAATACATTTCAAAAAACATCGACGGCTATGCACTGGATGGTCAGCTCGATAACGACACCGGCAGGCCGCTGAAAGACACTGCCGCGGCTGTTACCGCATGGGCGTCAACGTGGCGCATTCCGCAATTTAAAACGGTTGGCCTGCCGACAATGGGGGCTTACCGTGAACTACGCAAATTACCTCGCGGCGTCAGCATTGCTGATGAGTTTGACGAACGCGTCGAGGCTGCACGCGCTGCCGCAGACAGTGGCGATTTTGCGCTGTATATCAGCGCGCAGGGTGGGGCAAATGTCCCGCGCGATTGTCAGACTGTCAGGGTCGCCCGTAGCCCGTCGGATGACGTTAACGAATACGAGGAAGAAGTCGAGAGAGTGGTCGGCATTTACGCGCCGCATCTCGGCGCGCGTCATATTCATATCACCAGAACAACGGACTGGCGCATTGTGCCGAAAGTTCCGGTCGTTGAGCCTTTGACTTTAAAAAGCGGCATCGCCGCGCCTCGGAGTCCTGTCAATAACTGTGGGTTACCGGCCAACGGAAGCGACACGGATATGACGCCCACACCGTCTGAGCAAGCCGCAGCGGTGATAAATCTCATTGATGCTGGGGTGATCGACTGGAATGACCCGGACGCCGTGAAGGTGCTCAGGGGCGCGCTAAAAGCAGGGGCTAAACCTCAAAACAGGCAACAAAGAAACCGATCACCGTTGAAGCCGGATGAATTAGCACCTTCAGCGCGACTGACTAAATCGCAGCGTGACCAGATATCACGCATCCGGTTTGACCTAGCACAACACGGTATCACGCCGGAGCGGTGGGAACTGGATGTACTGGTGCGGGGCGCAACGGTGACATATGGCGAGAAAAAATTCAGTTATGCGGTCGCTGATGAGTGGCCGGGATACTCCAATGTTTCAATAATGGAGATTGATTGAATGACCATGTACACCGAAGAAATAAAACAAGTTATTAAAGATAGCGAAGGCATTACCACGGCGCGTGACTTGCTATCTGATGTTATGCCGACTGCGGCATCTCGATTTTATCGTCTTTCTACCGCGCTAGAAAAGCTGCGTCAGGAGGTGCGGGGACACTTCCCGGAAGCTAAGTATTACACGGTGGGTGGCGATGGCTTCGCGTTGGTTCTGGGGGATACGCATAGCGGAAGAAATTCATCAGCAAATCATGAGTTAGCGGCGCTCATTTCAGACAAGTTACACGTTGAAGGTGGAGACTGGTAAATGCACAGACTACACCGTGAAATTCCGCAGCATAAGAACAACAGCATAAAACTGATGGGTATTGTGCATCGACTGCAACAAATAATGGTCAATGAGAATCTGACACCCGCCGAACTGGTCGGGTGTGCTGAAATCGTCAGGGATAATTACGGGCGGCTGCATGATATAAGCAATCAGAAAGTTGAGGCCTTCACACCGGCGAGAGGTCCGATAATACTGCCGCCACGTCGACCATAGGAAACGCCGCCGGTGCTGAAACTTGCTTTCAGTGCTGGCGGGGTTGAACAACTCGCCCAGCGAGGCGTTAGCTATGGTTGAAGTTACGATCCTAATACTTTAAGCCAAGATTTTTGTAATTACATTAGTATTGGCATTTAGGTATTACATTGTCTATTTTCTCCTGAAGTTTAATAGCTTTATTATTAACCAAACCAAAACCATGGATGTGGCAAAGTAAATTGCATCTTCATAGCTTTTGAGTCCAGATTTCTTAATTAAAAGTGACAGGTTTAGTGTTTCAAATAATGGCTTTACTAAAATTGGGGATAATGATGTCGATGCAATTAAACCAAAGGCCATTGTTATCTTCTTATTACTTTTGTCATTTAAGTCGGCATCAATTAATTTTAGCACTTGGATTCTTGACTTTATCAATTCAATGACGCTTTGACGAGCCCTTTTTATATCGATTGAATTTAATGTATTAAATGTGAAGTCTTGTATCTCTCCATACTTCCTTGAGAAAATCCTAAGCCACTCTTCAAATAAAAGGATGTCTTCTTGTATTTTGGCAAGGCCAAGATGGCTTTTTTCATTTCCAATTTTTTCTATTGTTGAATCATATGAAAAGGAAATGAAATCTCTAAGATCACTCTTAACCTGATTGTCCCACATCAGATTTTCTTCTGTATATGTCCCGGTAAAAAATTCTTTTTTAACTTTACATGTAAGTATAGTCAGTGCTAAAGACTGTTCAGAAAAAAAATTGAAATCATCAAAGGCACGATGATCAATGATTTTCTTGGTGTGCTTTATGTTTGTTAATAGGTGATTTTTGCCCAGCAATGAATAAACTAACGACTTATTACTCTGAAAATTGTCAGTGGCATTGTTTTTTTGATTATCGTGCTCGAAGATATAGACGCTTGGCTTACCTTGCCAGAAGTTATAAAACTCAGAAAGATTTCTTCCTAAAAGATAATCTTTAATTGTTCTTTTTTTTGTTTTGTCAAATATTATAGCAATCACATATCTGGCGATGTCACTTAAATTATGCTGAATTTGCATTAAATTTGTGTAATCAATATATCTACCTGTAACCTTAAATTCACCAACCTCTAGATCTTCAGAGTTGTCGTTCAATAGTTTTAAACTCTTTTTAATACTACACTTCGCTATCAGTCTACTAAGTAGTGGCATTCCTGAATAGTCTAGCAGTAACGAACTCTTGGCGAACTCTATGCTGGTAGTAATCGAACTGTTTAGTTTTAAAGGTAGGTTTAAAATGTTTTTTATGAAATCATTCAAATCAACATTGCGTTCCTCAGTGTCAACAAAGGTAACATGTGCTATCCCATTTTTATAGAGACGAATAATTGGATGAATAAAAAATTCCACATCGTTATTTTTTACTAGGATTGGCTTTTGACAACATATTATGTTTTCGTAATAATTATTACCTGATGTGTGAAAAAGCTTTCTTTCAGAGAGTCTAATGTTTATACACTGGAAAAAAGCCGTAGCAGTTAGGGCGCAAACACCTGACGCATGAATCTTATCACCGCCCTCAACAGTAACAGCATTTTCGTTGTTTTCATATCTCATGCTTATTTTTGTTGAGGATGGTGTGTTTTTTGATAAATATTTGAATGTGTTGTGTGGCGTTAGTATTGCAAGAAACAACCCTGTATTTATCAAGTCTGAACTAAATTTCTCGGCATCTTGATATTCTGGCGATTGTGTTGTGTATGTATGCCAAATTACGCCTCTTTGAATTTGCATATCACTACCCATTGTTATGATTAAGTAATTTCCCTAGTAATGGGCGCGATAGTAACATTAGATAGAGTGAAAGTGAAAGCCTCCCAAAGTGCCATCAACCGCCAAACTACAGGCTGTTGATGTGGATATCGTGAGATGTTACATATGACGCTGACAATCCCTGATTAACACCGAGATTTAGTAACTTGGTCAATGCCATGGTAATGACTTCAAATATCCTGTTGTTAACAGCGCTGATTATTAAGCTGCTATCCAGTATTATTGGTGCAATGCGCATCTCTTAACCAAAATAAAACCAACACAAACCAATAATTTGAGTCAGAGTTATCGTTATTTAACCATGAATGCATAAGGTGCATGGTTTTGCATGAGTCAGCCTTGCACGCTCTGGCCGTGAGCGGCCAGAGCTGGCGCGGATCCAAAATGGTCACGCAACTGCATTAAACCCGACCTATAAAGCGGGCAGGCGAGGCGGGGAAAGCACTGCGCGCTGGCGGTGGTGCTGATTTTATTTTTTCAGCGTCTGAGCGCGTCGTGAAGGCGCTTAGTCTGCCCGTTGAGGCGTTGGTATGTCTGGCGGGGTGTTTTGTGCTGTGGTGAGCGTGTGAGGGCGTGATGACGGGGTGTAAAAAAGCCGCCCGCAGGCGGCGATGTTCAGCCGTTGTCAGTGTCCAGTGAGTAGTTTTTAAAGCGGATGACCTCCTGACCGAGCCAGCCGTTTATCTCGCGGATCCTGTCCTGTAGCGGGATAAGCTCATTGCGGACAAAGACCTTTGCCACTTTCTCAATATCACCCAGCGACCCGACGTTCTCCGGCTTGCCGCCCATCAACTGAAAGGGGATGCGGTGCGCGTCCAGCAGGTCAGCGGCGCTGGCTTTTTTGATATTAAAAAAATCGTCCTTCGTCGCCACTTCACTGAGCGGGATAATTTTAATGCCGTCGGCTTTCCCCTGCGGGGCATAGAGAAACAGATTTTTAAAGTTGTTGCGGCCTTTCGACTTGACCATGTTTTCGCGAAGCATTTCGATATCGTTGCGATCCTGCACGGCATCGGTGACGTACATGATATATCCGGCATGAGCGCCGTTTTCGTAATACTTGCGGCGGAACAGCGTGGCCGACTCATTCAGCCAGGCAGAGTTAAGGGCGCTGAGATATTCCGGCAGGCCGTACAGCTCCTGATTAATATCCGGCTCCAGCAGGTGAAACACGGAGCCGGACGCGAAAGGTGTCGGCTCGTTGAAGGACGGCACCCACCAGTAAACATCCTCCTCCACGCCACGGCGGGTATATTTTGCCGGTGAGGTTTCCAGTCTGATGACCTTACCGGTGGTGCTGTAACGCTTTTCCAGAAACGCATTACCGAACACCAGAAAATCCAGCACAAAGCGGCTGAAATCCTGCTGGGAAAGCCACGGATGCGGGATAAATGTTGAAGCCAGAATATTACGTTTGACGTAAATCGGGGAGCTGTGATGCACGGCAGCACGCAGGCTTTTTGCCAGACCGGTAAAGCTGATTGGTGGCTCATACCATCTGCCGTTACTGATGCATTCGACGTAATCCAGAATGTCACGGCGGTCGAGTACCGGCACCGGCTCACCAAAGGTGAATGCCTCCATTTTCGGGGAGCTGGCGGTCATTGTTTTTGCCGCAGGTTGCGGTGTTTTCCCTTTTTTCTTGCTCATCAGTAAAACTCCAGAATGGTGGATGTCAGCGGGGTGCTGATACCGGCGGTGAGTGGCTCATTTAACAGGGCGTGCATGGTCGCCCAGGCGAGGTCGGCGTGGCTGGCTTCCTCGCTGCGGCTGGCCTCATAGGTGGCGCTGCGTCCGCTGCTGGTCATGGTCTTGCGGATAGCCATAAACGAGCTGGTGATGTCGGTGGCGCTGACGTCATATTCCAGACAGCCACGGCGGATAACGTCTTTTGCCTTGAGCACCATTGCGGTTTTCATTTCCGGCGTGTAGCGGATATCGCGCGCGGCGGGATAGAACGAGCGCACGAGCTGGAACACGCCGACACCGAGGCCGGTGGCATCAATACCGATGTATTCGACGTTATATTTTTCGGTGAGTTTGCGGATGGATTCAGCCTGGGTGGCAAAGTCCATGCCTTTCCACTGGTGACGCTCAAGTATTCTGAATTTGCCACCGGCCACCACCGGCGGTGCCAGCACCACGCATCCGGCGCTGTCGCCACGGTGTGACGGGTCGTAACCAATCCATACCGGACGTGAGCCGAACGGATTGGCGGCAAACGGAGCATAGTCTTCCCATTCTTCCAGCGTGTCGACCATGCAGCGTTGCAGCTCCTCGAACGGGAACACCGACGCCTTGTCGTCAACAAATTCACACATGAACAGGTTTTTAAAATCGTCGGCGCTGTTTTCACGTTTGAGCTGCTCAATGTCGAACAGCGTGCAGCCGCCTTTCAGGGCGTCCTCAATGGTGACAATCTGCCGCCACTGGCCGTCCGCACAGAGAAGCCCACCGGCAAGGGCGTTATGACTGACGTCGATTTCCACGCGTTCGGCGGCGCTGGCGCGTCCCCGGTTAAACAGTTCACCCGACCAGAACGGGTAGGCGTCGTGCGCCAGTGTGGACGGGGTGGAGAAATAGGTCGAGCGCAGGTGACTCTGTGAGGCCATACCTGATGCCACCTTACGCAGTACCTGAAAATTCGGGATCCAGAAAATCTCGTCGACGTACAGGTCGCCGTTATGGCTCTGCGCGGTGTTGGAGTTGGTGCCGAGAAAAATCAGTTTTGCGCCGTTATTGCCCAGGACAATTGGGTCACCGGTCAGGTCAACGTCAACCAGCCGGGCAAAGGCGATGATGTATTCGCGGAACACATACGCCTGCGTTTTACTGGCCGACAGAAAAATCTGGTTATGACCGGTTTTCAGGGCGCGCAGCAGCGCCTCGCGGGAAAAATAAAACGTCGCGCCAATCTGGCGGGATTTCAGGATATCGCGGATGCGGTGCTCAAGCCCTGCGCGATACCAGTGCAACTGATATTCGAAAGACTGCTCAAAGAAAATCTGCTCCAGCTTTTCGATGGCCTCGTCACTGAAAAAATTCTTTTTCGGTTTGCGACGCCCGCCTTTGTTGCGGTTAGCGACGTTCGGATTAAGGTCTGCCTCGTTGCCGGTCTGACTGTAACGGTTGACCCGTGCCAGTCGTTCAATCTGGCGTCCGAGCAGGTCAATTTCCTTGAAGTCACCGCCGGTTTTCTGCGGTTTGATGATGAGCTGGGTCAGCCGCGCTTCCAGACTCATTTCGACACGGCTGATGGGGGCAACGCTGTCCCAGCCGTCGCGCTGTTTCCAGCTCTGCACCGTCGGGCGTTTCATCTGCAACATGGCGGCAATCTGCGGCACGGAAAATCCCTGCCAGTACAGCAGCGCCGCCTGACGACGCGGGTCGTGTAAAAGAGTGGTGTCTGTGGTGATGGTCATGAATACCTCGCCGTGATGAATACACGGCAAGGCTACTGAGTCGCGCCCCGCGATTCGCTAAGGTGCTGTTGTGTCAGTGATAAGCCATCCGGGACTGATGGCGGAGGATGCGCATCGTCGGGAAACTGATGCCGACATGTGACTCCTCTAATCACTATTCAGGACTCCTGACAATGGCAAAAAAAGTCTCAAAATTCTTTCGTATCGGCGTAGAGGGTGACACCTGTGACGGGCGTGTCATCAGTGCGCAGGATATTCAGGAAATGGCCGAAACCTTTGACCCGCGTGTCTATGGTTGCCGCATTAACCTGGAACATCTGCGCGGCATCCTGCCTGACGGTATTTTTAAGCGTTATGGCGATGTGGCCGAACTGAAGGCCGAAAAGATTGACGATGATTCGGCGCTGAAAGGCAAATGGGCGCTGTTTGCGAAAATCACCCCGACCGATGACCTTATCGCGATGAACAAGGCCGCGCAGAAGGTCTATACCTCAATGGAAATTCAGCCGAACTTTGCCAATACCGGCAAATGTTATCTGGTGGGTCTGGCCGTCACCGATGACCCGGCAAGCCTCGGCACGGAATACCTGGAATTCTGCCGCACGGCAAAACACAACCCCCTGAACCGCTTCAAATTAAGCCCTGAAAACCTGATTTCAGTGGCAACGCCCGTTGAGCTGGAATTTGAAGACCTGCCTGAAACCGTGTTCACCGCCCTGACCGAAAAGGTGAAGTCCATTTTTGGCCGCAAACAGGCCAGCGATGACGCCCGTCTGAATGACGTGCATGAAGCGGTGACCGCTGTTGCTGAACATGTGCAGGAAAAACTGAGCGCCACTGAGCAGCGCCTCGCTGAGATGGAAACCGCCTTTTCTGCACTTAAGCAGGAGGTGACTGACAGGGCGGATGAAACCAGCCAGGCATTCACCCGCCTGAAAAACAGTCTCGACCACACCGAAAGTCTGACCCAGCAGCGCCGCAGCAAGGCCACCGGTGGTGGCGGTGACGCCCTGATGACGAACTGCTGACCGGCGTCAGTCAGTCCGGGAAAACCTTCACGATTAACCCTTAATTTCAGGAAAAACTATGCGCCAGGAAACCCGCTTTAAATTTAATGCCTACCTGTCCCGTGTTGCCGAACTGAACGGCATCGACGCCGGTGATGTGTCGAAAAAATTTACCGTTGAACCGTCGGTCACCCAGACCCTGATGAACACCATGCAGGAGTCCTCTGACTTTCTGACCCGCATCAACATTGTGCCGGTCAGCGAAATGAAAGGGGAAAAAATTGGCATCGGTGTCACCGGCTCC